GCCTTGCAGTAGGTGACAAAATATATTTTGGTACACTTGCAAAAGAATACAAAGACGAGTATCTTAAATACCAAGAATTTAAAGATAATGACGAGCGTTTATTGGTAATGTCTTGGAAAGACGTTTTATTTGTGGAGGAACCAGATGGCGAGTAAACCAGGGCTATATGCCAACATCCATGCTAAACAAGAGCGCATCAAGGAAGAAAAAGCCAAGGGCGAAAAGGTAGAACACATGCGCAAACCTGGCAGTAAAGGGGCGCCAACTGCTGCAGCGTTCAAACAATCTGCCAAGACCGCTAAAAAGAAATGAGCAACTACATCAAGAAACAGCTAGAGGTAAGTGAGCAAATGTTTCTTTTGATGAAGCAGGATCATGAGGAGCGCACCAAACAAAACTTTGCGTGGGTCGAGCTGAGTAACAGTTTGATGCAAAAGCTCAAAGATCGTGACGAGGAAATAGTTAAATTAAAAGCCATTATTGCGGGGTTTCAATGAAAAAACACGACAAACCTATTGAGCATAAGACAACTGGCAAGAATAAAACGTACAACCCTACAGAAAAGGGCGCAGGAATGACCGCTAAAGGTCGTGCTGAGTACAACGCAAAGAACAATGCAAACTTAAAACCGCCTGCACCAAATCCTAAAACAAAGAAAGACGAAGGCCGTAAAGCATCTTTCTGTGCAAGAATGGAAGGTGTTGTAAAGAACGCTAAAGGCCCAGCGGAACGGGCCAAAGCATCACTAAAGAACTGGAACTGTTAATGCCACTTATTAAATCAAAACTACAGAAAAATGTAGGTAAAAACATAGAAGCTGAAATCAAGGCTGGTAAACCGCAAAAACAAGCTGTTGCAATTGCGCTGAATGTAAAGCGTGAAGCAGAAAAGAAAGCTAAAAAGAAATGAAAGCCAGTTTAGCTGTACACCTATTGATTGCTATGGGCATGGACGAGAATTTGTTTATGAAGTGGCAAGCAGGCAAGAACTTCAAGTCAACCAAAAAAGGCCCAGGTCGCAAACATAAACAGTGTAATAAATAATTAAACAAGGTAACAAATGAACTTTGATCACGAAATACAAGACGTAAACTTAATCATTACTGCGCTCGAGCATAAGATTAGAGATATGCAATTGCTAGTGCAGAAAATGATAGCTAAAACTCAGGAGCAAATGCCTGCGGTAAAGGCTGAGATAGAAGCACAAACCGAAAATGCAAATACAACAAGTTAATATTAAGGATTTAATTCCTTACATTAACAATTCTCGCAAGCATTCTACAGAGCAGATTGCGCAAATAGCAGCATCCATTAAAGAGTTTGGCTGGACAAATCCCATATTGGTTGATGGGGATAAAGGAATAATTGCAGGGCATGGTCGGCTATATGCTGCTATAAAGCTCAAAATGAAGGAGGTGCCTGTGATAGAACTGGCGCACCTTACGCCAACCCAGAAAAAAGCATTAATCATTGCAGACAACAAATTGGCATTAAATGCTGATTGGGACACCGAGTTATTAACAATTGAGCTAGATGAATTATTGGCAGATGGATTTGCTTTAGAAATACTGGGATTTAATAAGGACGAATTAGATGCCTTATTAGCGCCAGAACAAGTTGAGGGGCTAACAGATGAGGATGCTGTACCTGAGATACCTGAAGAGCCTAAAACCAAGCTAGGGGACATTTGGGCGCTTGGCAACCACAGGCTGATGTGTGGGGATTCCACAAGCATTGATGCGGTCGACACTTTGTTGGAAAACCAAAAAGCAGACTTAGTATTTACTGATCCACCATATGGCGTATCTTATGAAGGTGGTCATAATCAAAAGAAACGTAAAGGAATCATTGCTGATACTTTAGAAGGCGATGATTTAACCGATTTGTTTTATGGTGCTTTAATGGCAGCTGTACAAAATACGAAGGATGGCGCTGCTTTTTATATTTGGTACGCCTCTGGTAAATCAATTGAAACTTATGCTGCATTATCCAAACTGCCTTTAAAATTAAGAGCTGTAATACAATGGTATAAAGTTAAGTCAGGTCTAGGAGCATTTATGTCTCAATATATACCTAATGCTGAACCTTGTATGTATTTACATAAGGAGGGATGTTCTCCTGCTTGGTATGGGCCAACTAATGAAAAAACAGTATGGGAATTAAAAAAAGAATCTAAAAATAATTATCATCCAACTCAAAAACCTGTGGAATTACCTGAAAGAGCCATTACAAACTCATCAAAAGCTGGAGATACAGTTTTAGACTTATTTGGTGGCTCTGGCAGTACATTGATAGCTTGTGAAAAAATAAACCGCCATGCTAGATTGATGGAACTAGACCCAAAATACTGCGATGTCATAATAAAACGGTGGCAAGACTTTACTGGGAAACAAGCCATACATACTGAAAGTAATATAGAATTCAGTAAACTGTAAGTATTTGATATATAAAGGTTAGTTTGTAATCATAAATTACTATTTACCGACAATAAAAAGATGAAAGAACACGAGCCAACAGAAAAGACTAGAGCGCAGGTGCAGCAGGCATCAGGACTTGGCTTGCCTCAAGAGCAAATAGGTGCGTTGATTGGCATAAACGATAAAACATTGCGCAAGTATTACGGAACAGAATTGGCGTTGGGCAAGGCTACGGCATCGGCTACTATTGCCAAGTCTTTATTTAATAAGGCGGTTGGTGGTGATACAACGTCAATGATTTGGTGGACCAAAGCACAAATGGGCTGGGGCGAAACCAACACAACTAAAATAGCTAACCCAGACGGAAGCGCTGTGGAAGGATTCCAAATCATATTTAAAGATGGAACCCATGAGCCTGGCACAAGTTGAATTCCCAGTTAAGCTAGAGTGCTTGTTTAAAAAAAGCAGATATAAAGTATTGTGGGGCGGTCGTGGAGGCGCAAAATCCTGGGGTATAGCTAGAGCATTGCTTATATTAGGGACAAAAAGCCCATTACGCATACTATGCGCCCGAGAGTTTCAAACATCAATTAAGGATTCAGTACATAAGCTATTGAGTGATCAGGTGGTTGCGCTTGGTTTAACTGATTTTTACGAGGTAATTGACAGAACGATTAGGGGCAAAAATGGTACTGAGTTTAATTTTGTTGGCCTAAAAAACAATGTGGCAAACGTAAAAAGCTATGAAGGGGTTGATATTTGCTGGGTGGAGGAAGCACAAACGGTAAGCTCAAGATCTTGGGACGTGCTAGTGCCAACTATTCGTAAAGAAGGGTCCGAGATATGGATCAGCTTTAACCCCGAGTTGGAATCGGATGCGACTTACCAGCGCTTTATATTACATGCGCCTAAGAACGCAATAGTGCAGAAAATCAATTGGAATGACAACCCTTGGTTTCCTGAAACGCTAAACATGGAACGCCTTAACTTGCAGGCTAGAGATCCAGAGGCCTACAACACGGTCTGGGAAGGATTGTGCAGGCAGACTGTGGACGGTGCGGTCTTTGCCAGGGAAATGCAGAGCGCAGAGCTAGAGGAGCGCATCACTAAGGTGCGTTACGATCCTACTAAGCCAGTTATTGCAGTCTTTGACCTTGGCTGGGCAGACAGTACATCTATTTGGTTCGTGCAGTTTATTGCGCAGGAGATAAGGCTAATCCGCTACATTGAAGACAATCAGCAGACAATCAGCCATTATTTGTCGCTTATGCAGACTTACGGTTACGTTTATGATACTTTATGGTTGCCACATGATGCACAAAACAAAACCATCGGATCAAACGGACGGTCCATTGAGGAAATTGTCAGAGCTGCAGGATTTAAAACAAAAATTATCCCTAGAACGCCTATCGCAGATTCTATTAATGCAGCAAGAACTATATTCCGCAACTGCTACTTTGACAGAGATAATTGCTATGATGGACTGCAATGCCTCAGACATTACAAGTACGAGGTAGATCCAGACACCAAGCAATTCAGCAGAAATCCGTTGCATGACCAGTATTCGCACGGTGCGGATGCGTTTAGGTACATTGCGCTGGGCGTGCAGGAAACTAGACCAAAACGAGCAAAACAAGTAAACTATGCACCACCACAGAGCTGGATGGCGTTGTAAAGGAAACACATGGCCTACGATTCAAATACGCAAGATTACGATCCAATAATTGA